TCCGTGCGCTATCGCCAGCAAGACCTCCGCGATTACATCGACCGCCTCGCGAGCGCGCCTACCAGCACGGAGGCCGCGTAGCACGATGCAGAAAAACGAAAGCCCTCGGCTGCGAACCGAGGGCGCGCCGCGCAAGGAGATCAGGAAGTAGGCGGTTGATACCACTCCGGCACCGGCAACGCATCGGCGGGCGTCTCGCCGACGACGAAGGACTGGTTATCGCCGATGTAGCGCTGCGTCGTGGCGAGATCGGAGTGCCCGTAGGTCTGCTGGATCTGATCTAGCTCGACGCCTTTCTTGCGGGCCACGCGGCCAAGCGTGCGGCGCAGGTCGTGCGCGGTCAAGCCGGGCTGCCCGATCTGTTCGGCGTATTTCTTGAAGGCGTCATGGACGCCCCATACGCTCATTTCCGGGATGTCTTTGTCGACGAACCTGGCGCGCGGCGGACGCATCGGCCGGAGAATGCGCCCGCCCTGGAGGCCGGCGGCGAGCGTCCACTCCTGCATGGCGTCGAAGAGCCACTGCGGCATGGGGATGCGGCGGGACTTGTCGCCCTTGCCGATCAGATCGCAGATGGCGGGGCGTCCATCGACGATGCGGATGTGCTTGAATTCTACGCGCGTGACCTCCTCCCGGCGCAGGCCGCAATAGAGGAGCAACCCGAGCAATACCACGTCTCGCTTGCCGATCAGCGTGGATCGATTTGGCGCCGACATCAAGCGGACGATACCGGCCTCGTCGATCCACTGGCCCAGGCGCAGTGGCGTCACCTTAGGCGATGGGATGCGCTCTATCGCCATCAGCACCGCGGGGTCGATCAAACCCTCCATCGTGGCCTCGTGCGCGAGCTTCTTGATGGGTGTCAAGCAATGGTAGATGTAGTAGGGCGGCAGGTTCTCGGCGCGGCACTGGTCGATGAACTGGAGCACGAGCGGGCGACCGAAGGGCTGTCGTCCCAAGCGCCACCACCAGTCGATGAATACGCGCAGGCAGCGCCGATACCTGCCCTGCGTGCTGCGGGCCAAGCCGGCGGTGATTCTGTCGACTAGCTTCTGGAAGTTAGCCGGCGTGTGGATGTCGTCGGCGGGCACGATGGCCTCGCCCTTGGGGGTTACTACGATCTCGCGGTTCAAGATAGGCTCCAGGTTGCGAACGTGAAAAAAGCCACGGCGCCGATGGCAAACGCGGCCAGGGACAGGACGATTTCGAGCAAGCGGGTTTGGTCAGGCATGGCCAGCTTCAAGTCGGCAGCGTTCGATGACGGATATGGTGGCTTCCGCCGAAGTAACGATCCAAAAACGTGCAGAGGGCTCGCCGTCAATGTCGCCATGCCACGACAGCACGAACTCTCCATCCTGAATTTTTCTGAGCCCAAATGTTCCTCTGGTATTGTCGTCCATCAGTTCTTTGAGTCGCTGGGCGATATTTCGTTGGCGGCTATCAGTTTGTTGGTCTGTCATTCGGTTAACACCTCGCTTTCCTCTTTCCGAGCGTGAGCCGCTCGCCCGTGGCCCCGAGAGGCCCTAGGCGCGGGGCTAGCGCTAATCTTTGCCGTCCTCATCGTCCTTCAACTCCGCGAGCAGGTCGCGCAAGTGCCCGAGCGTCTCGGCCGTCAGGTTAGTAGGCGTCATTGCTGTGGTCCTTGTACTCCGGCATGTCTTCCACGTTAGCGATACAGCCCGAGTCGTCGCATGGAGCGGTCATCTTATGCTGGCCTGGGAACGCTCCCACGAGCGTCACGCCGCCATTCGCTTGCGCCATCGCCTCGTATGCCTCGTATGCCTCGAAGGAGTCGCAGTAGGCTTGCCGAGTGTCGTCGTAGAATCCCACGACTGTCCACGACTGCTTAACGGGATAGCCGGATTTTGTCTCGCCGTACAGACGGTCAACCAGCTCGTCGATCTCGTCGTCTGTCATCTGCGGCCAGTTATTGAAGTGATCCATCCGGTCGATGTTCAGCCATTCGCCGTTCATCTCTACGAACGAACCGCCGCTAGCTCGCACTGCCTGAAACACGCGCAGTGCTGCCACAATTTGATTCTTATCTTGGTCGGTCAGCATTAGTCATTCTCCTTGTGTGTTTTGGCCGATCCATCTCCGCCCGGCTGCTGCGTTGATGTTGAACGCTTGGCGCAAGTCCTCGCGTTTGAACTCCAGGTGTACGGTTCCCTTCTTGAAGAAGCGAATCTTGAAGTAGTACGACTCGCACGTCCCTGGTTCTCTGGACGAACGGAATCGATCGTTTAGCGCTTTCGATACAGTCGTGAACGATCCATACTCTCGACCGTCCAACACCGCGAGGATTCTATCTAAATCGCAATAGATTGCCCCGGAGTCATGGCGCGAGTAGAGATCGAAGCTACCGTAGGAATACTGGCAACCGTAAGGGAACACGAGCCGCTTGTTCACCTTATACGAGTCGTTTGTTTTCCATCCACTGCGCCCGTCTCCGCTGCCTACGTCGCCTGTGGTGTTGCCCTTGAAGTGCCGCGTTAGCGCCTCGTAGACGTTCCATACAGACTGCTCGAACAGCTTACGCCGCTGGAGAAAGACATTCTCAAACGTTGCCTTGATGTTGTCGGCCGTGAACGCGATCGTACTATTGCGATCCACGTCGCGGGCCAACTCCTCGGTCTGCTTGGTATCCAGCCATTTTGTGAACTCGCATTGCTCGAATACGTTTTTCCATGCGGCCTTCCGTAATCCGCTGGCGAACGCGGCGCGGGCGTGCGTCATGTTTCGCTGAGCCAGTTTCAAAATGGATCCGAGGTCGTCATGATCGCGGCTCGATTCGATTCCACTGCCCAGCGCCTCCATAAAGATTGACGCCTTCCGCACGTGTGCAATCGCCTTGAACATCTCCGTTAGCGACTGGTTGTAGAAGTGCTCCATGTTACCGAGCTTGTCGCGAATAGCGGGCATCATCTCAGGGGAACCAATATCAGCGGCGATTGGTTTCTCCTCGCTTGTGGTCGTCGCCCATAGGTGTACGCGGTCATCCTCGGTCTGCTTCTTGAGGTAGACCATGGATACATCTACGTCCGTTTTCCGTTCTGCGTTTTGGAAGCATTTACCAAGCGGCTCAACCGATCCATGCGCCGCGATGATCTCAGCCAGCCGTTGACGTTCCTTTGTGTACGGGTTGGCGATTGTCTCATGGTTTAGGAGACAGACGATCTCGCCAGCGTGCAAGAAGTCCCAAGCCCGGAGCAGATGGGCGGCGCCTTCTGAAAATGGTGGATTCATGACGATGGCGTCGTAGTAACTCACGCCGCTGTAGGTGAGCCAATCGAACCCGACTACCTTCAATTCTTCGTTTGCGCGTAGGGCGTTTATGAGATCCGGGTGAGACTCGATCACGTCGACTTGGTGCTGGCTGTGGCGACTCCATCGGCTAGACCCGTGACCAAGGATCGCTTTAGCTAGGTTCCCCTTCCCGGCGCTTGGCTCCAGGAAATACCGCGCGTCTTTGCTGATGCGTGCCATCATACGGGCGGCAACGTTGCCCGGTGTTGGGTAGAAATCAGGTCCGAACATTACTCCTCCCCTTCGAACAAACTGCCCTGCACCGCCGGCGGCGTTACACCGGCCTTCTGCATGAGCTTCCGCCGGTCTGCCTCGATGGCCTGCTGTGCGCGGGCTTGGGCCTCGGCTCCTGCCGTCACAGCCGCATAGATAAACTTCTGGAACTTCCGCGGGTCGATTCCGTCTTGGATGGTTACGCGCATGGCTGTTCCCCTGTGGCCTTGGCGATGGCGGCTCGGGCGTGTTCGAGATCCAATAGGCACGCCGCCGGGCATTGTTCTCCATCTGGGTGAGTCGCGTACCAATAATGTATGTTCCCCACGATGCGTTGCAAAATATTTAGAAGCTCCGGCGCGGCGGCGATTAGGTGAGCGTTGGCAATGCGTTCGGTTCCCTTTTGCGTGTAGCTCACGGTTGCACCTCCGGCGCGGTGGCCTGCATCAGCATGGCGATAACGTCGTCGTCCGTGCGGCCCGCTGTGGCGGGCGTGCTGCCCTGTAGCGTGGCAATCTCGCGGGCGATCTGGCGGCGTATTGCGTCCAGGTCGTCTGCTAGCCGTCCCGCTGCCACAACAACTGCTGCCACGTCCTTAGGCGTTCCAGGTTTGATCGCGATGCCGGCGATAAGGTCAAGGGCCTGCGCGTACTGGTGAGCGCTGGCTATCTGGTCGATGATTGGCTTAATTCTCATGGCGTTTTTGCTCCTTGGCACGGGGGAGGTTTTCACCTCCCCCTTCTGCGTCGGTTAGCATACCTCCGCTAGAATCTGATCTAACAAGCTGCCCTGTGTCGGCGCTGGCGGCGCGGGCGGCGCTTCGAGTTCGATTACCGCTTTGTTGACCTGCTGCGCGGCCCACGTCGGCGCGGCGAACGTGCGGGGGAACGATTTGGCGGGCATTGATTGGGCGAAGTGAGTTATCACGTCAAGCGCTTTGGTCTTGAGGCGATCACCTGAGCCGAACATGGCAGACTCGGCGCGGCTTCCGGCGCGTGCCGTGCGGGCATGATCGGTGTACTCGGTGATGGCGTTGAGCAGGTTGTACGCGGTTCCGCGCACGTCGGGAAACGCGTTGTTGTCGTTGCCTTCGAACCGTGCGAGGATCTCGCGGAGCGTGTTGTTCCGTACCGCGCTGGAATACTCCGCGCCGTCATCGCCTTTGGTCTTGGGGTAGAGTCGGTCGAAGATGCTCTCCACCGTGTCGCGCGTCGTTGTGCGCTGTGCAAGCTGTTGGAGCGTCTCTTTCACACTGGCGCCTTGAACGCGGATATCTTGGATCACTTCATTCATGTCCACGATGCGGCGCTCGGCGTTCTTGGTGTGGCGGATTCGTAGCTTCGCTTCGGCGGCGCTAGCTAAGGCAAAATTGAGTGTGTTTTCGCAGACGACGCGGCGGCGCGTGATGCGGAACTCATAGCTACGCGTGCAATTGTAGCTAGTCGAAAACAGCAAGTACGTTTCGTGGCGATCGCCCGGAACGACTTCCAGGGTCAAGGCGAGATCCGCGAGACCCCATACAACTTCACCGACTCCCAACACTCCGGCGGTTTCGTAGTGTGCGCCGCCCTGGGTGGCGATCAGGTAATCAATTCCCTCGAAGCCGCGCGAATGGTGGAGGATCGGATAGTCTTCTCCGACGTTGCCGAGAAACTCGTCGTTGTCGGTGCGGAACGTGCCCCATGAGCTCACGGGCTTGCCGCTAGGTGATTGAAGTTGGCGCTTCTCAACTCCGAAATTCATCATCCCGGAGGCGCAAAGTTCGCCCCATGTGAAGTGTTCCCCGGTCACGATGCCGAGATCGTGCCAGGCTGCGCGGCGTCCCATGTATGCGCGGGAGTTAGCGCCGTAATATGCTAGATTGTGTGCCATGCGAAAATCTTCCTTTCGTTTGGTGCTGGTGGCGGAGTGTTGGAGCACTCCGCCGCCGTCTCGAATCCCGTAAGATTCCCTATGCCGTCTCGGTGAAACGGGCAAGGGAAGCGCACTAGGAACCCGCGCGTTGGCATTGGCGGGTTGGCAGGGTCATTTTGTCTGCGGTCGTCATCTCTGCTCTCCCTGTGAACAGAGAGAACAATACGAACACGATGAACACGGTGAACAGCGTGAACAAGGCGGGGCCGTTCACCTGTTCACGCTGTTCACGCCGAAACCGTGTTCTTGGCGAGAAGGAACGGCGCATACGAAGGTGAAATAACGATTCTCAGTACACGTAACCAATACGCGACGCAGCCTCCATAATGCAGCCGTCCTCTACCCGGAAAACCCGGTGGAACGATCCGCAGTTTTGCTGGCCAGGCACACGCCGTATACTGCGGAGTATGGCATCAGCCTCCCGTTCGGCTGCGTCTAGCGTGCGGTGCATCGACTCGATCGTGTAGGTCTCACGCGGACCGGACCCGGTCCACACAACTGCGTATCCGTTTTTCATCTTGTTTCTCCTTCTCTTTCCCGCTTCCCAGCTTCGTAGGCAGCCTCCAGGGCGGCTCTGATGTTCCAGACGGCGCACTCGTGGAAATCGAGCCTGTCTGAATTTCTAGTCTCCGTCGTCTCGATACGCAGGATCCGTGCAGCGATCTCGGCGATCTGCTGGTCCTTCTTGCTCGGCTTCGTCTCAGCCTGCAACTGGTCAATCAAGCTATCGGAAGCTAGATCATGTATCGTGAGTTCCATTGTTCTCTCTGGCTCTCTTTCCCGAACGTCGCTCTCCGCGTCCGATCTGAAACCAGTATACCGATGAATAAATAAAATTACAAGACACAGCGGGAAATAAAGTTGTATCTTACTGACAACACTCAGAAGATAGTTGTTTTTTCGCCTTGTCTTCGCCGCCAGGATTCTTGAATAATTATTCAGTACACTGTATATTTATTCAGTGTACAGTCATCCCTCGTGCTCCATTTGCCAGCATCCCGATCGGAATACTATAGATTGCCGACTCGTCGACCGGCACAAGCTCAGCGCTATCTGCCGCGACTATCCAAACCTCAACTACCAGGCGCTGCGCCGCCACCGCGAAAGGCACCTGAAACTCAACCTCGCCGCCCTTTCGCCGGCCAAACAACGCGAGGCCGCCGACCAACTCCGCGATTACGCGATCACCACAAAATCAAGCCGCATAGCTATCCTGCAGGATCTCGTCAATCGGCACATCGCCCTCATGGAAGCCCGCGCCGCTGCCGCCGATCCAAACGATGCCGCTGCCAGAACCGGCCTCATCGGCCGCGACGGACTCTATGACCATCGGCTCAACGTCGAGATACGCGCCACTCTCGAGCAGGCGGCCAAAGAGATGCAAGACTGGGACCCTGCTGGGGCGATAGCTTATGCACGTGCCAATAGGGCGGCGGAGGCGGTACAGGGCGGGTCGATCCAGATGATCCAAGTGATCGGCGGCAGCGCAGAGTCGGCGATAGCTGGACCAGTGCCGGTTCGTCCTATACGGGAGATCATGTTCGGCCGGCCTGATATCCAACGCTCTCTACAGAGTGTGGGTGATGATCCACCACTCTCTGGCGCAGCGGGACCGGCTGGCGGTAGCGAGCCTGGCGAGTGACAGGGGGGCAGGCTGACGGCGCGGTAGGGCGGTGCGGTGCGGGGTAGCGCTCTTTACCCCCCCCATCCCTTGAAACCGACCGGGTCCCCCTGGCCGCCCCTAGGGTATCGGCCCGATCTCCCTGGGGTGAGGTTTGGGAGGCTGACGAGGTGCGAGTTAGGGTTGGTAAACGGTGTTGCTGGTTGGCGGAGGTTGTGATTTGGAAGTGGAAGGGTAACGCAGGATAGGGGAGGAAGTGTAGAGGGGAGTGGGAACAGCCTGCGGCAGCGAGGAAAAGACGAAGTTCCCCCTACCCCAATCGGTGCTGCCTGTTTAGCGTGCTGAGGATGGCTTCGGCCGCTGCTACATCATAGCGGTTTCGCGCGGGCCTTTTGAGTTGCCGTAGCATTCCATCGACACCCGAATCGACTTGGAGGGCGGCTTCACGAAGCACCGCCGGAGCGCCAGTTTCGATCCGAGAAACACTGATTGTGGTTTACGGCCCAGGGAGGGCTAGTGTGATGCCCTCCAATCCTGCCGAACGGAGTTGCACCGTGGAGAGAGCGCGGCCTGTGGTCTAAAGAGAGGGAAGGCTGTATCTGACCGCGCACAGTTTCACTATACAAGACCTGTGTGCAAAAACAAGAGGGTACGAAAATGTTTGGAGGAAGCTATGGAAGCCTGCTGCTTACGTCAATGTGCGACTAACATATTTTGGCAAACTGAATTTATGCGTGACAAAGCATCGGCTTTCCCATAACAATCAAGCGCTTGCTGTTCTCAGAGCAACGCAGCGCAGGACACTACCTCACGCAGGCCGTTCGTGTGGCCGAATTGACACATATCGGCAAAGTGCAAACGCTAGATCGTGTCTCTATTGACACAATTTCTCGTTTGCGGTAGGGTGATTCTAGGTCGACTGGTCCCAGGGCCTTCGCTTGCGCGAAAATCCTGGCCGCAACCGGGTAATTGAACCGGGTGTGGATTTCCGTTACCTAACCTCCCCCGAACCTATGAGACTTCCTGCCCGAGATGTCGTGGCGAAGCTGTATCCGCGTGTACCGTTGCGCGAAAACGGTGAATTGTTGACGCACTTGAGCGAGCAGGAGGCGCAGAATTTGTGCCGCCTGGAGTATGTACAGGGTATTTGTTCGCTCCGCAAGGGCGGAGACGGCCGTAAGGAAATCGGGGATTTGCGCTTTCTGGAGTTGATCGTGACCAGGCGGCGGCTGCAGACGGTGTTGCGCCGGATGGTGGCGCGGAGCGGCAGGATTTCGGCCGAGGGATCGAAGACGACGTTTACGAATCGGTTCGGGGTATTCCATAGCCCGTCGAGAAGCAGGGCTTACCGCGATCCGCTGGAGCGCATATTCGTGTTCAGGCGGCTTGTGCCGGCGGCGTGATGCGGCCGGCTACCTGGACAATCCTGGACGGCAACGGCGAGGTACTTTGGGCCGCGCAGCCAGGCCCCCAGCAAGACGTGTTCAATTTGGCGTTCGCGCGGAAGGATCCGGCGAACGAGATTTTGATAGGCGGCGCCCGCGGCGGCGGCAAGACGGCGGTGATGACGGCGTTCATGCTGTGCCATGTCGACAATCCCGAGTTTGTCGGGCTAGTTCTCCGCAAAACGGCTGAGTCGCTGAAAGAGTGGGTGGATAAGGCGTACGAGTTGTACAAACATCTAGGCGCCAAGAAGGTCGATAAACCGACGCAGTTCGTGTTTCCCAGCGGCGCCCGCATCCACACGGCGCACTTCAAGGATGAGCGGTCGCTGGAGGATGTGAAGGGTCACGAGTACCACTTCATCGCGCTCGAAGAGGCAACGCAGATTTCTTCGGCTCGAATGTACGAGTGGTTGCTCGGCTCAAATCGGTCGACGGTGAAGGGGATTTCGCCGAAGATCCTGTTGACGACGAACCCGGACGGCCCTGGCAATGGCTGGGTGCGGAGGCGATTCGTCGATGTCGAGATCAACGGGCAGCTCATTGCGCACAAGACCAGGTTCAAGGCGGGTGGCCGTATCAGGGTGTTCGTCCCGGCGAGGGTGCACGACAACCCGATTCTCGAGGAGCGCAATCCGGAGTACGTCGAGTGGCTTCGGAACATTGAGAACGAAGCGCTGCGCAAGGCGTGGTACGACGGCGACTGGAACTGCATGGAGGGTGCGTTTTTCCCCGAGTTCCGGCCGACCGGCCCGTATGCCGGAGAGCCGGAACGCGCCAATCATGTGATTGCGGCGGTGGATATACCGGCGTGGTGCCATCGCTGGGCGGCCATCGACTGGGGCTACATGCACCATTCGGCGGTCTACTGGGCCGCGATCGCGCCCGACCGCAGGACCCACGTTTACCGCGAGATGCTGGTGCGGCAATGGAGCGCGGAGGACTTCGGCATGGAGTTCGCCAAGCGGACACTGCCGGATCTGGAAGAACAACCGGACCGGACGATGACGGTATACCTGTCGCACGATGCGTTCGGGACCAGGAATACCGGCAAGACCATCGCCGAGCAGATCCAAACCGGGATTGAGCGTATCGTCGGCCCGAATAGCGTGTTCATCCTCCAGCGAACCGAGGAGGAGCGAAAGCTGGCGTTTAACGATTTGGGCGGCGCCAACGCGATGATGATTGCGCGCATGGAGGAGCAACTCGGCGGCGCAAGAATCGTCATTAAGCGGTCGTCGGCCGATAGAACGGCCCAGGCATCGCAGGTTCGGCGCTATCTGAACTGGCGCACGGAAGTGGAAATCGTCGAGCCGGATATGAAGTACGCCGCCCAGTTGTTGAGCGAGCACGACGGATACGAAAAACACCGCGCTTACCTGGCGAAGTTTGAAGCGCAGCGGCGGCGAGTGCCTGTACCGATGCTTCAGATCCACAGCGTTTGCCGGCATCTGATCGAGGTATTCCCAAGGCTTCAGCCCGATCCGAAGAACTTGGAGGCCGTGCGTAAGTTCGATAACCGATCGTCGGACCCGATGAATACTCAAGTCGGCGACGACCCGTTCGACGCGCTTTGCTACTTGCTGATGGGCGGCGTCGAACAGCAGAACGACGTTCCGTTTCACGTCTATCTCACGAGCCAAATTGAACGGCTCCTGCCGAGCGGAGATAACGATATCAACCTGAAAATTCAGATCGCGCAAGCGGCGCGCAAAAAGTTCGAGGGACAGAGAGTTCCGACCGTGATTGAGTGTCTTGGCCGAGCGTCGATGGAGTCACGATGGACAAACTGAAAAAAGAATTGCCGTTCGATGTCGAGTCGCCTGGCGCCGAGACTAAATCGGCCGAGATCCCCGGTTACGTCGAACCGTTTGAGCGCTGCGCCAACTGCAAGCACTTCAAGGCGGAAGGGGACGAGCAGATGTGTGGCAAATACAACCTGCCGGCCGATCTCGACGGTCACTGCCCGTCGTTCACCGAAGCGGAAGCGGAGCCGCCGAGTCCGGATGAGGTTGAGGAACCAGAGGATGCCGAGTGATATCGAGATTGACGGCGTTCGCTACACGGCTGTCGATGGCGGCGAAGGATGCCTGGATCTCCACGCGGGCGGGGTTGCCTCAGGTTTGCGACTCCAATATCACCGGCCTCCCAACGAGAGCGAGTGGCGCGGATTCGTCGAGCAGGCACACGCTCATCTTTCCGTGGCGGCGGATCAGGGAACTGACCAGATCCCTGCAGGAGGAGGCGAGGCACCGGAGCTATCTGGAGGGCCTGACAAGCCAAATGCGGTTGGAAATCGAAAGGCTAAAGGTCCAAGTAGACGAATCGCTGGCCAATGAGAGGCGAGTGTACCAGATGGGCGTGAACGTGGAAATGCAGCTTCGTCACGGGTTTGTGCCGTTCCCCGACGCGCCGCATATTCCGGATTCTCTTGACCGCCGCGGAGTGCCGTCTCGGATCGAGCCGGATTACGTCGACATGCGAGACGTGGTGGCGAAGGAATTGGCCGAGTTCCACCGCTCCGGACAGGAGCACTTCGGGACGAGACAATGCTGATTGCAAGCGCACCAGTCGAGATGTCTCCGGCCGAACTCACCGCCGAGTATGGCCAAAAGATTCTCGATGCCGTCTACAAGGAGCTTGAACTCCCGATCGAGTCCGCCCGCTACGCGCAATTGGCGCGCGCTAAGAAAAACGCGCTATACATGGACGGAAAGCAGTATCTCGCGCCGAAATGGGATGCCGGGTTTAAGGGCTTCGATTGGAAGTCGGTAGATGGCGAAGGCGGCGGCAAGAAGCGAAAGTTCGCGAGCACCTACAATATCATCTACGCCGACGGCATGAAGTTTGTAGCCGTCGTTGGGCAGCGCCCGCCGAACTTGAAGGTGGTTCCCGAAGATCCTATGTTCGCGGACCACATCCGCCGCGCGGCGGATGCGCAAGTCGCTTCGCTTTACCTTCACAAGTTCTGGAACATCACAAACCGCATGACCGAGGTCGCATACTATCTCTGGTCCACGTCGGCGGTCTTCTTCAACACCGAATACATCGCCGATGAAATGAAGCATGGTTCGGTTGAGGTTCCGCAATACGGGTCCCGGAGGGAGATTGTCAGGCAGGCCGGTTCGATGTGCCGCTCGTGCGGCGCCGTGTCGGCCGCGACGGAGTGCCCCGGATGCGGCTCCTTGATGGACCCGTTGACTTTCGAGGACGAAATATCGATCGATGTGCCGGAGATAATCGGCACGTCGCGGTTCCCGCGCGGCGAAGTCGAGTTGCGGATCAAGACCTGTTTTGAAGTCGGGCACCCAATCGGCGCGCGAACGATAGAAGAATGCGACTGGATCTCCGACGACGTGCTTGAGCCTTTGTGGAAAATCAATTCGATGTTGTCCGAGGATGTTGGCGCGGACAACGGCATCGGCAGCGCTGCGATTCGCGAAGCGCTGGACGCCAAGGATGCGACCGAGAGCCCGACTGGGGTTTCATACAGGGACGAATCCGGGAACGTCCTCTACAGCCGGAAGTTCCTGAGGCCATCGGTCTACGGCGCCTTCCCGGTCGAGATGCGCCGGCAATTGAAGGCCAATTTTCCGGAAGGCCTTGTTATCACGGCGATAGCCGGAAAGCCGGTGTCGATAGAGGCGCGTTCGATCGATGGATCGTGGGCGGTTTCGAAGACCGGGACCGGCCCTCTGATTTCTTCTCCGCCGCTATGCCACCAGATCATCCCGATCCAGGACGATACGAACGACTTCATCAATATGGCACGAGAGATCGTGCTGCGGCATATCCCGAAAACGTTCGTCGACGCCGCGCTCATCGATAAGCAGGCGTTGACCGAAAACGAAACCATAACCGGTGAAGTGGTGCGCGTCAAGCTGGGCACGAATCAAAGTCTGGGAAACCTCATGGGCACGCTGCCAACCGCCCGTTTTAACGACCAGATGCTCGGGCTTGGAAGCCTTCAGAGAGAGATGAGTAGGGAGATCGGCGGTGTCCAGCCAGCGATCTTTGGCGGCGGGCAGCCTTCGACCACGTTCCGCGGCGAGAACCAGCGAAAGAATCAAGCGCTTCTCCAACTCCAGCCCGCGTTCAAGGAGATGCAGGAAGGCGTTCGCGTAGCGACCAGAAACGGCATTCGGTTGATGGCAAAGTTCGGCGTCGGCGAGATCCGTGTTCCATCGAACGATCCCATGGTTCCGACCAAGAGCGTGCATATGGAGCGGCTGGAGCCGGATGGCTGGGAGGTGGAATCGATGGAATCGGCGCCGGTGACGCTGGCCGAAAAGCAGGACCGCGTTGCCGCGTTGAGCCAAGAGAATCCTGCGATGGCCGCGGCCCTCGGCTTCTCACACCCTCTGAATGTCGGCGAACTACAGGCCATGTGGGGCGTAGACGGGATGTACAACCCGGCCGAATTGAAAATGAAGTACGCGCTCGGCGAGATCCAGGCGCTTCTCGGCGAAACGCCGATTGTTGATCTCGACCCGCTTACCGGCGCCGAGATCCCTACGCCGTCGCGCACGCCGGACCCCTACATGTACAAGGATGCGGCGTTCATGTCGGAGGTATTCCGCACATGGGCGATATCGGAGGCCGGGCAGACGGCTTCGATGGAATCGCCAGATGGATTTGAAAACGTGAAATTGTTCGGCAGCCTGTTGGACCAAATGGCGCTGCCGCCAGTTCCTCCCCCAGGCGAGGAAGGTGAAGCGAACGCCGAACCTTCCTCGCCACCGCCACAAGAACCAATGCCAGAGGCTCCCATGCCTCCGGTCCAATGAACTCCAAAGCTGAATAGCGAGAGGTCAAATGCCTGAACCGACTTTTATGGAAGCTATGGATGCCGCGCTCGATGACGGCTCCACGCAAGACACCGAGCAGCCAACGGCCGAATCCAGCTCAGCCGCTCCGCCCGACGATCCCGGTACACCAGACGGAGACGAGCGGCAGCCGGCCGTCGAAGAACCAATCGACGAGCAACTTCCCGAATCGGCGGCAGAGATCGTGGCGGCCGATCAGCCGCCGGAGGAGCCGCCGTCAGGACAGCCTGCCGATGTACCGGAAGGGGCGACACTGCGCAACCGCAACGGGAAAGACGAGATCGTCTACCCGAAGGAGCGCGGGCTCGCCGTCTATGGCGGGTACAAGATGGCCCAGCGTGGAGAGGAGATTTTCGGCGAGCCTCTGACCGAACAGGCCATGACGAGCCGCCAGAACGCGTTCGACTGGCTCGAAAACCAGCGAACGGATTTCACCAGCGGCAGCGTCGACAGCCAGGCCGATGTGTTCCGCAACTTGTTCCGCGATGGCGCGACGGCGATCAAGAACGGAGAGATCGGACACGACCCGCTCGACACCGCCGGCGAGGCGTTTCTCACAACACTCCGCGATGTGTCGCCGGATCATTACGAAAAACTCGCAACCGAGATGCTCAACGACCGGCTTGAAGGCTTCTATCGCGACGCAGCCAAGAGCGGCAACGACCGCCTCTTCAAGGCCGTGCAGAACATCGACCACTTTTTGAATGGCAGATATCGCGACCCCGAAGATGTCAAGCGCACCCTGCCGGACGAGATATCGGAGCGGGAGGCGGCCATTCAGGAGCGTGAGCGGCGCCTCGCTCAACACGAGCGGGCGCAACGCAACGCGGCTATCGAGGCGTGGAATAGAGACACGCGCTCAAAAATCGACGCTTCGGTATCGTCGGTAATCTCCGACCAGATTCCCGAGGCCGTCAGAACGGCATTCGAGTCTACGCCGAACGGCAAATCGAGACTCGCGCAAATCACGGAGTTGCTCCGTGGCGAATTTAAGAAAGCGCTGGCAGGCGACCAGAATTGGGCGACCGCCAACAACAATCTGTTTCGCCAGGTTGAAATCGCGCCATCTGAACGGAGGCGCGCCGAACTCCAAACGCAAATCGTCCAGCGGTATCAGCAGAAGGCGCGATCGGTTATCGCGGCAAAGGCAAAGGCTCTTCTTGACGCCGAAACCGCCGCAATCGTCTCCTCCTCTACCGCTCACACCAAACGCCAACAGGCGGCGGCTGGCCAAAAGCCACTTGGATCTGGAGTCGGGATACCACCCGCCAGATCGTTAGCGCAGTCGCTTGAAGGCAAGAGCTTTGCGCAGGCTTTGGACATGATACTTCCAACCTGACGCATAGGAGAAAATCACAATGCCAACCGATACTGTATTTGCGCAGTCCGAGGTAATCTCGAAACTGCTGCCGATCTTCTTCGGAGACCCAAAGAAATGCACCGTTCCGCTGAACTTCGTCAAGAAGAACGGCAATGTCGAAAAGATTGGCGAGCGAGATTTTCGCGCGCCTTTCCTCACCCAGAACGGCGGCCGGTTTGGTACGTTCAACTCCGACGGCGGCGCACTCGGAAACGGCACCAAGCACAAGGGCGACAAGTTCGTTCAGACCGCATTCGCGATGCGGCTGAACTATGAAATGACAACGCTGGCCGTCGACGCCAACAAGGACTCGAACATCAGCCGCGTCAACTCCCTGAAGAAGGCCATTCAGAACGCGCCGCTCGAAGCGGCGAAGTACGCCGATTCGATGTGGCACAACGACGGGACCGGGAAACTTGCCACGGCAACGGCCGTTGGCACTTGGTCGGGCGCCACCAAGCAGGTCTACACGATGAACACCACGCAAGCGTGTCGCTTGCTGACTCGCGGGCAATACGTGCAGCCGTACTCGGCCGCCAACGCCGTTCTCGGTTCTCCGCTTTTCATCGAGTTGATCGATTACGCCAACCGCTTGGTGTACCTGTCCGGCCTGACCGGCGGCGCGGGCGCATCGGCCACCGACTATCTCGCAATCGACGGCGCTTCCGGATCGCCCCCGACGGGTCCAAACGGCTTGAAGTACTTCAACTCGGACGCGACTTCAGGAACGACACTCGGCGTCACGCGCTCCACCGAACCGGAAGTCATCTCTAACAGCGCCGACGCCGCCAACGGCCCGCTCACCTTCATGAAGGGCCAGGAGTTGATCGACAAGATCATCGAACGGCGCAAGGGACTCAACGGCCCTTACAAGTGGCTGTCGTCGGAAAAGCAGGTGTCGAACCTCCGGTCTCAGGTATTGAACATGGCGCACTTCGAGTTGTCGGGATCGAAGGATCTCAACACCGACTTGAATCCCGGCGCCAACGCGATGACGTTCAAGTTTTGCGGCATCCCCGGTTACGTTGACCCGCATCAGGACAACGACCGAATGGACCTGCTCAACTTCGACAACTGGAGCCGCGTCCAGATCAAAGACATCGGTTTCTATGAAATCGACGGCCAACGCTTCTTCACGATCTACGACTCCTCAACCGGCGCTCCGAAGGCGGCGCAGTGGTTCAGCCTGTACTGGCTGGAGAACTACGTTTCCCACAACCCCGGCGAGGACGGCTACATCAAGCAGTGCGGTCTGCCGACTTACTAACCTAACCATCCCAGCAGCCTACCCGCCAGGGGCCTCGGCGCCTCTGGCGGTCTTTTATGAACAACGAACAGCGCCGGCAGGTCCGGCTACTCAGCATCAAATACTTCTCCGAGTTTGGCCGTCTCGCCGACGGTTCGCCGCGCTTTCAGTGGATGCGAACCGACAAAATCAAGATCGATTTCGCACGCGGGTTCAAGATGGTCAAGACGCAATCCGGTTTCTTCATGCCGTCTACGATCTACCAGAGGCGAACCCTCGCGGAAACTACGGGGCACGGCTTGGCGTGGATCATCGCGAAGTTTGTCGAGCCGGTTAGCCGGCAGCGGTGGGAACTTCTTCACGGAACCGCGATCCCGTGGCCGCGCAACGGTCACTGGGAGCCGATGGAGTTGGTCTCGCGACAGGCGGAATTGATTCCCAACGAAGAGGTGTCCGCGCTCGCAGCCAACGCTCTGCGCACCGCCCTGGAATTATCGGGGGACGACATCCTTCGCGAGATACAGGACGCGCGAGAGAAGAAGGAAAACCAGACAAAAGCGGAACTTGGCGATCTATGTGATTCAGCCAGAACCGCATTTCTAAACGATCCAGGAGGGAAGTCTCATGTCAGCTTCCCTTCCGTCAAAGGAGCATCATGACACAGACCATTGTTTCGATCTGGCCATTCGAACTGAAAGAGTCAAGGCCCCGTTTTCACCCGCAGTCCGAGTTCGTAGTCCCCGCCGCCCAGTTTGACGGTATCGCGATCCTGAAAATCGACGATGTGCAGGAAGGCGACTATCTCGCCGCCGGCAAGTCGATCATGCAGGTCGTCACAGCCGAATCGCTCGCCGAGGATCTCGTGCGTTCGTGGCGGCAATGGACCGTTCGTGGCGGCCACAGAGGCGTGTGGATTCACCCCAAAGCCGAAGCCACCGTAGAGGAGATCATGGCCTCTCCGGAGTACGCCGCGGCGCGGCGCGAGCAGGACGAACTCATGAAGAATCTGGTCGTTCAAGCGCGCGAGTTATACAATCAAAACTTCAACACCAGCATTACAAACAATCACCGGATGGCCGCACAATATCTCCGCATTGAAGGCGAGGCGTGGCTTGGCTCCAATGTCGGTCGAGACCAGAAGAAGACGTGCCAGTTCTGCGGCCAACTGATATCGAAGACGGCCGTTACCTGTTTCACCTGTAAGGAGATTGTCGACCCGGCTGGCTACGCCGCTCTCAAGCGGGATGTTGCAAACCAGATTGCGGCCGAGGAGCAGCAGACTGTCGTCAGGGATATCCCGGACAACGGCGGCAGCGCTCTACGGCCCGCGCCCAGACGCACGGCCGCTCCGATGGCGGGGTAAACCGTGATCCACTCCGTCGAGAACGTAAAGGCAACGGCTGCTATCTTGCTCGGAGATCCAAACGCCAGGAAGTTCACGGCGGCGGATCTCCATGGAAGTTTCGAAATCGCGTACCTCAAGCTCACCGGCGAGATGGCGCGGTATCAGATCCGAAAGCAGAAAACCGCCGTTGTTTACACTCTGGCGGCTACAACGACGGACCTCACCCCGGCAACTGCGTCGATCACCAACTTCGGCGAATTGATCCGACTTGAGGAGCGCGCGAGCGGTTCGACGGATAAATATACCGATGTCGAGCAAGTGGACCAACTCCCCCAGCGCAGCCAAGAGTCTCGGCTTTCCGTGTTCGAGTGGTCCGGCGATACGTTCCGGTTTGTCGGCGCATCGCAGAACATCCAGCTTCGCATCACCTATTTCGACAGCGGTGCGGCACCGGCAAGCGGATCTCTCGGTATCGACGGAGCACTTCCGTTTCTGGCGTACTACACGGCGTCGATTCGAGCGGCTCCGTCTGGAAACACCGACCTCAGCGATCGGTACGAGAAGGCCGCTCTCGGCCCGTATCGCGATGGCGGCGGTGGATTCCTGCACGAGTTCCTACAGGCGCAGATCCGCGCCGAGCAGCGCGTCCAGGTTCAGATTCCATGCTACGACAGCGACGCCGCTACGAGAACGGCCGCGCCTGCGTCGATCGGGTAATTGCAACCGGCTGAAACGCTCCAGCCGGCGGTTTTAGGGGGCAGCGCCCCATCGTAACCACCTCAACCAGTTCGCCTCGCATTAGCGAGCGGAGGACAACATGCCAAACATTCGAGAAAACACTAAGCGGGTCGCCGCGAACGTTCATCAAGGCCCGCCGTTTGAATTCACCACCGTCACAACCGTTACGACGACTGGCGCCGTGACCATCACCGCCGCCCAGGTTCTCGGCGGGATGTATATGCGCGATCCCAACGGCGCCCCACGAACCGACACTTTACCAACAGCGGCACTCCTGGTCGCTGCGGTGCGAGAGGCGCTCGGCGGTGCCGTGTCTCCGAAGGACGGTATGACGCTCCACTTCTTCGTGCGCAACAACGCCGACGCCTCGGAACTTCTGACGATCGCCGTTGGAACCGGCGGCACGGCGAACGGAACAATGACGATCGCTCAGAACTCAAAACGGGACTTCAGAATCCGGATCACTAGCTTCACTCTTGGTTCCGAAGCCTATGTCTGCTACTCCGATCAGGTGTAGTCTAGATGGCGGCGATTCGCGGGTTCAACTCGACGAGCGCGAAAAATCCGCGCGGTCCGTGGACGAAAATTCAAGACCGCGCGGCAAACCCTTCGCGGGCGAAGACGGCGTTGAACGTAGCCTACGGGCCGATCAATGTCTACACGCGCGACGGGTTCGGCCAGGCGCTTGCCGTCTCCGGCAAGGTGACCAGCATGTACCACTGGGTCACGACTTCAAGCGGCCTCGCCATCAACCGGCTGGTTTTTTATGAATCCGAGTCGTCGCTAAAAATGCGCGATCTCATCGGGCTATCCACGCAAACCCTCTTCTCTCAAGCCGCACGCGGCGCAGTCTGCGCCGAAGCCGGCAACCGCCTCTTCATCCCCACATTCACAACAGCCGGAATAGCGGCCTCCCAGATGCGCATTGTCAACGCACTCCTTGGCGGAGTTCCGTTCGATTACGGCTTTGCGCCGCCAATGACGGTCGCTCCGTCGATGAGCGACACCGGCGCCGGGCAGTGTTCGAGCGGCGCCCACCGCTTTGGATACCTGCTTGAAGACCGAACTGGATTCACAGGCAAGCCGTCCCCGTACATCTCAGGCGTATTCACGCCGACATCGTACACCGTCACCGGGAGCAATCGCGCGCTCCAGATGACCGTGAGCGGGACTATGCCGACCAACGCATCGTACTTGCACGCGATCATGACGCGCAAGGATAACCCGAACCGGTGGTATCGTGTGCCGGATGCTTCGGTCGCGGTTCCAGGCGGCGTTTCGTGGACCGCGAACATTCCGATCAGCATTTCCGACGAAGACCTTGCCGCGCGCGCCACCGAGGTTACGGAGAACTTCTCCTACCTCACGCAGGACAGCGGCGGCAGTGGGCCGTTCAGCCCTCACTTCGCCATCGAATACGGCCAGCGCATGGTGTACCTCACCGAGCAGCGCGCCTACGTGAGCGACATCCAGGATTACCAAGTTATATTGAATCCGCAGTCTACTTTGGATCTTCCCGGCCAGCGCCGCATGGTGACCGCCATGGTCGTGCGCGGCGTGCTCTACATCCTTGGCCCCGGATGGACATACGGCATTCAGGACAGCGGGAACGCCGGCCGCGCCAGAGAATGGGGAACCCCGGCGCTCATCAGCGGCGGCATCGGAACGACGGCCATCCAAGGAACCTGCTGGCGTACCGGCGGCGACTATGCGTGGGTCGCCAACAAGACCGGCCTGTATTACTTCGATGGGAAGTACAGCGACGAGCCAATCAGCTTCGGCGTTGACCCGGAATGGGCTCGCATCAACTGGGGCGCGCCGCAGACGATTCAAGTTGTGGACGACTACGTGAATCACAAGGTCGTGGTACTGGCTCCCCTGGACGGGGCGACCGAGCCGACTCATATGCTGACTTTCGATTATCGGCGCGGGAAGGGTTGGAGAGACGTGGATTTCTCGTTGGACAATCTGCCCACTTCGATCTCTTCGCTTGCGATGGTCCTCGACAATGCAACCGGGCTGAGTTCGCTGTGGGTTGGACCGGCGGCGTCCGGGCATATCGTCAAGAGCGAGATCGCGAGGCGAAACGACGATGGGAGCGCGATCGACTCTCAATACGAAACGGGCCTGCTCGTCAATCCTCCAGCCGGATACCGCTTCACCAAATGCGGCGGACTGGAGCTAGATGTCACCGGATCCGGGACCCTTGCCGTAACCTTTCGTGGGCTGAACGAGGTGTACACGCGGGCGCTTAACTCCGTGACCCTTGCCGCGGCGCCGGCCGATTATCCGTTTGTTCCGGCCGACGACTTCGATCAGAACTTCTCGGTGTTACTGCGGACGAACGCCGTGAGCGCATTCTTCGATCTCGCCCGGGTGACGGCGTACCACCTTCCCTGGATGTCGAACTAATGGCGATTCGACCGCTGGCCAATATGATTCGCCGGTCTCGCGACCCTCTGATGCAGCAGGTAGCGGAGGCACTTGAGGAGTTGGATCGGCGGCAGGCATACACAAAAGCGGAAGTAGACGAGCTGCTGGCCGGAAAGGTCGATGCGGTGGATATGGGCGGCGTCAATTGGGTGTATTCCTCGGCTCAACTCTACAGTCAAATGTGGGGATGGCTCGTTGAGTACGACCTTAACGACATTGGCGCCGCCGTAACCATCGAATCGCCTATCGCGGCGGTTTCCGGTTGCCCGCTTCGCATCGTGATAAAGCAGCACGCAACCACTCCGTTAACGATCAACTTCGGAACGACGTTCAAAGACCCCTTCGTCAACATCGCTCCCGACGCGAACACGTCGTCGACGTTTCACTTTACCGGGCGCGACGACGAACTGTGGTGGCCGATCGGTATCGATCGGACTGGAATTTCAGCATGAGAACCTTGTCGCTTATTCTATCGCTTCCCGTTCTGGCGCAACTCCAAACGCCGGTCACGGTGTACCCGTCTTCCGGGTCGGCGGTCGGCGAGATCCGGCTACGCGAGCGGGGATCGAACCCCGGCCAAAACTACATCAGTCTGAAATCCCCGCAGTCTCTTCGCGGAGACCGTGAGAACACACTTCCGGGCGAGTTTGGACTTCCTGGCCAATGCCTAACCGACGCCGGTTCCGGCGTATGGACGTGGGGGGCCTGCGCGAAGCGCCTGGTGATCTCCGACTACATGT